CGGCCTCTTTGAAGTCCGGGTTGATCCGAACATTGACGGGTGCGAGCTTGATCGCCTTCAGCTCGCCGTCAGCAAGCTCCTTGAAGCCCTTCGTGGTGGGGATGATGCGGATCGCAGCTTCGCCCACAAGCGTAGCCATGAAGTCCCCTTACGCGGAAGATTACTTGTGCGCGAGGCGTTCTCGCCTCTTGCGATCACGCTCCTGCGCCTTCGCAACGGAGCTTTTCGTCTGGGCGAACTGCCGCTTCTGTCGCAACTCAAGGCCGGGGATCTTCGCACGCGGCATGACTGACTCCCCCGCCTGGACATCGATGAGAGTCTTTAGCAGGGAGATGGTTTCGGTTTGACCGAAGATGGGAGTCTTGCGCGAGTCGTCATCCTTGCGAGACGCCATCCACTCAATGGTTTCTGGGTCTTCGAGGACGGCCTCGTTGGTCTTCGACCCCGCGATGTTCATCAGGGTGTCGAAGAAACCGAGCAACTCTTCCATGGGGCGTCGGCGCTGAAAGTGGTTGCGCCCGACCTCAACCCATTGGAAATACTCGTAAGCTGAGAAGTGAAGTAAGTGCTGGCAATCCCAGCGAATCGCTGACCAGTAACGGTCAACGATCCCCATCAGCCTTTTAAATCCTCGTCGCCCGTGGTCCCGAACATGTGCTTCAGGTAGAGGGTGTTGAAGTTCTCCCAGACGTGGGAGGGCTGGTCGTTGAACAGTGCGTGGATGGCGTCGTACTGATCAGCGAACAGGGCACGCTCGCCCTCTTCGTTGGTCTTCGCTTCGCGCCACGCGTCGATCTGCCGCTTCGTTGGCTCCTTGAGCGAGATGCCCTGGAACTCCAACGGCGGGATGTGGTTCTCGCTCTGGAGCTTCGCCCAGACCGAGTCTTCCACCGTGCCCTCGGCTGCCTTGCTGGCTGCCGTCTTACTCTGTGCTGCTGCCACTTTGATCTGCTCCTATCTGAAAGTGGTTGCTACTACGCGGAATCCCCAGCCCGATGGGATCGCCACCGGGCCGGGGAAGTCACGACTTGAACTGCGGGTTACGCAGTGACGGTCACAGCCACCGTGGCGGTGAGCGGAACGGTCGCACCCGGAGGGGTGTACGTCGCCGTGACAGTGGCCGAGCCAGCCGCCACAGGCTTCACCAGACCGGCCGCAGACACAGTCGCGTCGGCCACAGCGGACGAGCTGAACGTGCACAGCGGGGTGTAGTTGATCCCGTTGCTGCCGGTGATCACGAGCTGCACGCCCGTCGCGCCCTGGCTCGCCACGCTCAGTGACTCGGTCGCCGGGGTAGCCGAGATGGCAGTCGGCGCGGCCACGAAGCCCGCCTGGTCCACCAGCAGGACGAAGCCCGGACCACACCAACCCTGCAGGACCGAGAAGCCCAGGAAGGTGTCGCGGAACGCCTGGAACGTCATCTTGTAAGAGACGGCGTCGTTGTCCTTGCTGGCCTGGTTCTCGACCTTGGTCAGCTTCACCTTGGGGAGGATGTAGTACGCGAAGATCTCGTTGCCGTTGATGTCATCCTCGGTCACCAGGTAGGCGCGGTAGAAGATGTTCTGCGGCAGGTTCGGAGCCGTGATGGTCACACCACCGTGCGTCGACACCGTCATGTTGCCATCAGCGATGCCGAAGTCAGTGCCCCAGAACTTCTCCAGGACAGTGAGGTTCGTCTCCAAGTACAAGGCGTCGAAGGACACAGTGCGCTTGGAGATGATGGTGCGAACCGGCTCTGCATCGCCGTAGCCCTCGATCTCGGCGTTGTCCATCTGGTGCATGATGGACACACCAGCCTTCTTCTCGATGATGCCCGCCGACTGAGCAGTCGTAGGGATCAGCAACTGGCCGGTGACGGTGTCTTCGAGAGTGGTGGGGCACACGTTCGAGTAGTCATCGAACAGGATCGCGAAGTGCAGGTGCGCCCGGATCAGGTCGTTGTTCGCGGCCCGAATCGATTCGAAGTTGAGCGTAGGCATTGGTCTTGGGGTTCCTCTTATGGGAGAAGGGAATTGATGGTGGTCCGGTAGTTCGTGCGGCCTGGCTTCTCGCGGATGCCAACCTTGAACGTGACCGGGATGAACTTCTCGTCCACGACCCGTTCGGGCACGAGCTGCGGCCCTAGCCACTCCTCGGAGCGGGCTATCGTGGACTTCGACCCATCGGACAGGGTGATCGGAAGTCCAACGCAGACATCGTCATCCATCATGGTGCGGACGAAATCGATGAGCTGCCATGACTCTTGACGAGTCGGGGTGATGGCCGCGATCTGGACAATGGCCTCGTCCCGACGAATATCAGGATCTGCCTTGCCTGGCTGTCGCCAAACCCGCAGAGTGGGCTGCGTACCCCCAACCGGCTCACCAGGAGTGAGCACGTAGTGCCCTGGCGGAAGCCAGGTGCACACGTAGACGTTTGACCCGAGCAGCCACTCGAAGTAGCTGCACACCAGGTCTTCGGCGTCCACGTTTCCGCCGTGGAACCACGCCGGTAGCTGCAGCATCGTTGGCGCTGTCGCTGGGTTCGGTGTGGTCATATTGGCGGCAAGTTCGCGTAGAGGGCGTCACGCAACGAGTGGTGAGCCTCGGTGGTAGATCCCTTTTGGCCGGGGGCCGGGGTCTTGCGGCCGTACTCATCGGCCAGGGCGTAGTCGACGTGGACGATCAGCTCGCCGACCCATCGGTCGCCCTCGTAGCCGCCGATGAAGGAGCGGCCTTCGATGGCCCCCTCCATCTGACCCGGATGCTTGTCGCCGACGTGCTTGCGGGCTTGTAGCGCAGCCACATAGGTGGCCTCCACCTTGTAGCCCCACTCGTCCACAAGGTCGCGAACGCTGTTGCTGACCAGGATCTCGGTCAGTGCCGGGTTCGGCTTCGGGTAGAAGTAGTGCGTGCCGCCGCCGAGAGCTGGTTCCAGATCAGGCATCGGTCGTGGCCTCGACACTCACCCACGCGTAGGCGGGCGGCGTGCCGGACATCGAGTTCGGGTAATTCCAGTCCGGTCGATCTGTGACTTTCCAAGTCACGTCATCGATTACGATCCGGTCGTTGTACTGGACCTTGTACGGGTTGCCAGTCGGGATTCCGAACTTGCCTGACGTGTCAGCGTTGTCGCCACGCGCCAGGGACGGGCTGGCCGATGGCCCACCGATCAAGATGCCTTGCAGCGTCCCGATGTACGTGCCCGGAGATTCGGGCCGGATGACGTTGCCGTTCGCGTCTATCGGATCCCCGTTGCGGTTGACTTTCGTCGCCGCGAAGGGGCGGTAGAGCAAACCCGTTGCGCCCCTTGGGATCATCGCTAGAACTTCTCCGATTCAAACCAGCCAGGATCGCCGTAGTTGAAGTACGGGATCGGCCTGCTGCTGCCAAGGACGCGGATGTACCCGAGGGTCCACTCCTCGTCGTCCTTCATGGTTCGGATAGTGAACAGGCCACCACCCGGCCGGAACCGCTTGAGGAACTTGCACTCGGCTTCGGTGAAGAAGTCGGGCGGCACGGCCGCTGGCAAATACGAGGCAGACTCGGGGCCTTTGACCTCGTGGACAACCCTGCGCGGGTTCTCCATCTCGCGACGAGCCGACGCAAGGACAATGCCCTGCACCGTGACCGGGAAGTCGGCCGCGTTCGGGTCCGGCCAGATCTTGCCCGCCACCGTGCGTGCCCACCCGGAGGCCACGCGCAGCACCCAGGCTGCGCGGGCCGTGTCGCCACTGTCGAACGTGGCGTTCATCCAGGCTTGGAGCTGCGCGACAGTCGCGAGCTGATCCGGCGAATCAGGCGACGGCGATGTCATTGCCGCCCCCGACTAGACGATGGTGGCAGTGAACGTCGCGGTGACAGTGCCGTCGAGAGTCGCGGTGACCGTGGACGTACCGGCAGCCACAGGAGTGAGCACACCGGCAGCCACAGTCGCGGCCGAGGCGTTGGAGCTGGCCCAAGTCACCGTGGGGTCGATGGCACGGTCGTCGCCGTTGCTGTCGATCAGGGCGAGCGTCACGTTGCCACCAGTGTGGGAGATGCTCGCGGGGCCAGCGATCTGAGCCGAAGTCGACTGGAGCTGGATGCGCGAGGCGCGGACGAAGCCCGGAATCGGGTCCGAGATCGACTTGTAGCCAACCCAAGTGTCGACCAGCGAGCGGTCAGTGGTGGCAGTGCTGTCGTAGTCACCCAGCCAGCGCAGCGCCACACCGTTCTCGGACATGGTCGCGGCAGTCGCGACGGCGTTGGAGAACGGAGCACCCGGAGCGCGGGACACCATGCAGAACGCAGTGGGGTGGAACAGGTACGCGGCACCGTGGGGGATGGTGTCGACCACGACCGCGTTGTAGCCCGCGAGGCGACCGATGGTGGCCTCAGTCACGGCGCTCACGGCGTTCTGGCCCTGCGAGTCGTACCGGATGAACCGGTCGTCCAACAGGAGCGCCTCTTCGACGGCGTGGCCGATCAGCAGCACGCGGCCGTCGCGGGGCACCTTGGCGTCGTTCAGCTCACGCCGAGCCGCGATGACACCGTTCCAGATCTGGTCGGCGGCAACGCTGTTCACGCCCTGGTACGGGGCCTGAGTGATGGTGTAGGCCAGACCGTATTCGAGCTGCTCTGCGACCGCACGCACCTGGCGGGGAAGCACGTCCACACCGAAGGACCGCACGTCCAGCTCACGCTCTTCGTCGGTCAGGTTGACCAGGTTGTAGACCACGTCGGTCAGACGCACGTCCACAGCCGTCTCGGTCAGGTCGCTGGCCTGCAGGTTGCGGTCAGGGCCGACAGCGCGGAGCTGGCGAGTGTGAGCGATGGTCGGGTGCGGGATGCGGATGGTGACCGTGTCGTTGTACTTGCCCGAGAAGTCGCCCAGGCCGTCCTTCCACACGAAGTTGGGGAGCACCAGCTCGTTCTGCAGCATGCCGAGGATCGTGTTGATGATCACGTTCGGCTTGAGGAACGCGTTTGCCATGGGTTCTTAGTTCCTTGGTTAGGAGTTGAGGGGGGATTGCCTTTACCGGCGTCGGGTGACCAACAGGCCCCCGTTGCGGCGCTCCTGGTTCGACTGCTCGATCATCGACTTGATGAGTTCGTCGTCAGACGTTGTGTCGGAGCTGCTGCCACCACCGCTCGAAACGCTTCCGCCGCCGTCGTTTTCGGGCTTGGGAGCCTTGGACGGTGGGGTCTTCTTGCCGGTGTTTGAACCGCCCTCACTCAGGGCGTCGAGTAGGTCTTTCATCGCCTCGCGGATCGAGTCCTCGTCACCAGAGGTGTTGATGAACTTCAGGAACTTGGGGTCGAAACCCTCGTCCTGTGCGATCTCGCGGATCTGTTCGTTGCGCTGAGCGGTAGTCTTGAAAGTCCTCAGCTCATCCAATTCGCTTTGCAGAGTTGCGAACTGGGCATCACGGCGTTCGCCGT